GGAATGGTGCCCCACCATGTGGGGCACCTTGGTAAAACCCCTCTTCGAGTGGTGTTTGCCTGAGGTCTGTCTAGATATTTATATAAAGGAGGAAACGTAAATGACGAGTCATCATACTTATTATGAGACACCGTACATGGTGGCAGCTGACGATCAGGATGGCCAAAATACTGTCCCTACAAATGGACGGTACGGTCAAATCACTAGATATCAGCATGTCATCGGACGCTATCTCCGCCAAGCGCGTTGGATCATTTATGATACACGCACAAAGCAATATAGATACGACGACTGGGGTGTAAGCATCCCGACCTGGTGGGATCAAGACGTGGGAGATTATAACTTCCACTTAGCAAAATGTATAGTTAATATGCATAATGCGTTTGATTCTGTCCAGCTCGCCAAGGATCTCGCTGAGGCCTGTAGTGCAACAGCACGCTTCTTTAAACGCGTGCCAATGTCTATAAGGTATCTCAGAAAGGGGAACTTCGCCAAGGCTTATTTGGCTTTGACGGGAGGCTCTACGGCTAGGCAAAGTATACCTACGACCTATCTTCAATATCAGTGGGCTGTAAGGCCCTTAATATCTGAGCTTGAGGAGTTGTGGGAAAAGCTTAGTCCAAAGAGTGCCCCTCTGTTCCGAATATCGGAAGCGTCGGGTAAGTCGAATAAACGTGACGGCGAGATTTACTTCACCTGGTGGGGTGAATCTCAAACGATTCAGTATTCACAGACTGTAAACTTGTCTGTAAAAGCTGTTCGTTATTTCCGTCATGATATTCTTGACACTCAGGGCTTTCACTTTAGCCCGTTTGGCGCCATCTGGGACGGAATCCCTTGGAGCTTTCTAGTAGATTGGTTCATACCAGTCAGCGATGTGCTTAAAGGCATGTCGTACAGTATCCCCGGCTGTGTAGCTGGGTTCAATAACAGACGTTATGAACTCAGAACCGAGGTAACAGGAGTTTTCCCGTATGATGTGCTCGTTCTAGACCGTTATAGGTCAAGAATTGAATTTCCGGAAACTAGTTTCCGAAGATTCGAATTTGAACGAGTACCTGATACGTCCACTTCTTTAAACGCGGCGCAGGTTAATGAATTACTCTGGGGCAGTCCAGCTGGGCTAACCCTAAAGCGATTACTAAACCTTTTTAATGTCGCATGGGTATTTGCTTCACGCAAATAATTTTTATTATTATAGACCGTAAAGTCTTTAAACTTCCTTTTGGAGGGCCTATGGCTCAAATTCAAAATATTGTGGTCAACAACCACACAGCTGATGTAACCTTTGTTCCGATGTCGAAGGATGGTCTTGATGTAAAATGGAGTAATCCACAAACATCTTTAGAACTATCACCTCGTATTCAAGCAATTGGTCACCAGTTAGTTTCTGGCACTAATCGCAAGTTCGAAATTCGGTTAACATTACCGTATGAATGGACTTCGCCTAATGGGATTAAGTCAACGAAACTTGCTCTTTGTAAGATGCAATTCTCGCTGCCCCAGGAAACCGCTGCCGCAGATATTACAGCCTTAAGATATATGGCTAGTAATCTGCTTCAGAATGGCGTCATAGCTGATGCCATTGACAACGGTGCATTGCCTTATTAGTTTAGCTGGAGGTAATTAATAATGTTATCAGTAAAAGACGACCTTCCGGGTTATCTCAAACTGCCTCAGGCAGTGAGACTGAACAGAACCAAGTACGATAAACTTAAGAAAAAGGTTATCGCTTGCACAAACAAGGATATCGGTGTAGACCTACAATACGGTTTACTACCTACCTTTGAGCTGGACGAGTTTCTCCAATACTGCGATGCTTTGAACAAGGATATATTAGTTAGATATCCCGATTTCGAGGCTGATACAGTACGAAAGAAAATCCCACCCAAAACAAAGGCCGAATCCGAAGTTCTCGCTGAAGAGACTTTTAAAAGCTATATGGCTTCAGTTGATGAAGCTTTCTTTATAGCAAGAAATCTCATTAGGCGAGTTCACAACGGTGATATTCTTGAGCTCGATTATCGGCGTATATTCGATACAGCCGGTGATATAATTGAGCGTGCTCTTGGCAAAGTACCCTTCGAACCCCAAACCCGTTTCTTTTATGGGCCGGGGGCCTCACTAAGCGGTCTGAGTGGCGATATCTCCTTTAATGGGGAATTTCGCACATACAGATCTCGTTTAGCAAAGCTTTCGTCACTTGCTGGAGAGCTGGATGATCTCGAATTGTTTTTCGAGCCAGCCCTTGCTGAACAGATTCGCCAAACCGGCGTCAGTTCAACGTGTCTCTGGGATAAACTTTACCAAGTACCCAAGAACACTAGCAAGAATAGGGTGATAACTATAACCTCAGCTTTACGTAAAGCTAAACAAAAGGCTATAGGCGAATGGATACGCGAAGCGTATCGGAGTATAAGGTCCTGCAACGTCAATCATAATCTTGATACATGCGCTCGTGATCATCAGATACTGGCCTGGATAGCATCCAAGACTAGTTTCTTTGACACATATGACTTTTCTTCTGCGTCCGATAGGATTACTTTTCCAATTGTGGAAGAGGTCCTCCTAGGGAAACCTAGGCCCAATTGCCAAAAGCTTTGGGACATGATACAGAAATCGTCAAGTTTAGGGTTTGAATGGAAAGGAAACCGGTACACGTACCGAAGTTTCCCTATGGGATACTCGTTCACTTTCGAACTAGAATCTCTCCTATTCTTTGCCCTTACAGTCGCATTTCTCTTGAACTGGGGATTTAAATTAAATGAACCCCCTTTAGATAGTTGCATTGCATTTTTAACGTCTACTTTCGGTGACGATCTAATTGTCGCCTTTAGCAGACCAAGGAAGTCGTTCGAACGGTTCTTTGAATCAATCGGTTTTAAATTGAACGCTGAAAAGTCGTTCTCGATTGAGACATCGTTCCGCGAGAGCTGTGGTGCCGATTTTAATAACGGTACCTTTGTCCGGGGTTATTACGTTAAGACGAGACATCCCACAATTAGGGATTTTCTCAGAATAACGAACTACACCAAGGTCAATTACGGAGTGAAGGATTCATTTCTTCACACACTTCCTTTCTACAGGAAAATCACGTCAGCATACGGGCTCAACCTCTGTAGGCTGTCTCTGAGTAAACTTATCGGCCGAAATTCTATTTTCGCCAAGGACGTTCCTGTGTCTGTTTTATTGACAGATGAGGATACGGTTCCAAGGTTTATTCTAGAGTATGGTCAGACACGTAAGCCGAAAGGCTGGCTTGACGCATCTCTCCTATTCGACACAGATTATACTCTGTTGACAACTGGGGAGGACGAGTGCGAACATGCGTGTTCGTTCTCTGTTTCAGAAACGGGCGATACTTTGAGACTAAGGTCAATTACACGGAACGACGGAAATTTCTTTATGAGATTATCCGAGTCCTGGGTAGATGACCTGATACTCAAATATGACCCAGATCTGATGCTACTGTAGGTGCGTTGACCCCCAAATTGGGGGTTGTCCTTATACATCTAGCCAGGTTCCTCTTCGAAACCTGAACCAACGAGGAGGGGACTCCTATAAGGAG